GTTAAGGGTAGGAAAGCTCGGCGGAGGGGTGGATTTTTTGGCGGGGGGGAGTATAGAAATTGGGCCGCGTCGCACCGTCGTAAATCGATGGTGGTTTTATGAGTGTTAAAGATCAGTCGAAGGTTAGAGTTGTTAAGCTGCAGGAGAAGCCTAATAGACAGGCTGTCTTGGGAAGGGTCGTAGTCGACGATCCTCTAGAAGCCGGCGCCAAGCTCAAGGTGTCGCGGAATTTGAGAGAGCATCCTTTGCATATACTGCACCATAATGGACGGCTGGACGACGCTCAGCTGATCGCTGGAGAGTTGTTTAGGAGGCAGTGGGAAGCCGCGGCAGTCGCAGGGGCAATGTCGGCAGGAGATCTGTCGAAGATTAAGGTTGATGGAGGTGGACGACGAGCGGGAGAGATATCCAATCGGTCAGCGGACGCCATAGGGTGGCTGAATAAGGTTGTGAGGTATGAGGGCGTCGGGAAGGTGGGGTTCAGCGTCCTTGTGCAAATCTGTGGCGAGGGGAGAGGGATCGCAGAGACAACGGCAGTGTGGGAAGGAGCTCACGTCGTCGCAGGGGCTAGAGGAGCAGGGTTTGTTTTAGGGCGGCTGATCGAGGCGCTCGATGGGTTGATCGAGGGGGAAGGTGAGTGGATGAGGAAAAAAGGTGGGTTTAGGTGAAAATATTGGCTTGAATGGTGGGGAAGGTCTTGACAGTGGTCAGGATCTGATAACTAGATGGGTAGGTTCGATTAATGTCAGTAGGGTGGGGAAAGGATGATCAGCGTAGGCGAAAGCCATGGTAATGCTGAGCAGAAACAATCAAAGAAACGCTACCCGAATGGATATAATACAGTAGTAAATAGGAAGAGTAACGCTGGGCGTAAGGCGTTATACTCAGAGGAATTGGCTACAGCGTTCTTGGATGAGCTTGCGAGTGGTAAGTCGTTAAGAAAGGTTTGTAGTAAGGAAGGGATGCCGTCGATACAGACGGTGTTGAAGTGGGAGCGGGAGAACGAGGCTTTCGCGTTGCGGTACGCGCAAGCGCGCGACGATCGCGGCATGGCCTTTGGCGAGAAAATCATTGACTTGGTCGAGGACGTGATTGCGTCTAAGATACAAGTAGATGCTGCAAGATTAGCTATCGATAGCCTCAAGTGGACGGCTGCTCGTCTGGCTCCGAAGGTATATGGAGACAAGCAGCAAGTAGATATAACTCAGACAGTTAATGTAGCTATCACCCACGCTAAAGAATTAATGGAACTATCTAAGGCTGCGCGTGAGGCTACATATATAGATGTCACGCCTCAAATACCTGCACAGGTTCTCAAGACCAGTGAAGACAAAGAGTAATCAATAGCTTACGCACTAGATGTGCCGTGTTGTGTGCGGATTTGCGGCGCGCGGCGCCTAGATCCAGCGGCCTTCGCGCAGCCCCCCTGGGGGCCATAGGAACCCCGGCCCGGGCTGGGACACGCCCCCCGCATCCTCTACCCAAAAAAAATATAAAAAAAATGGCGCCACCCCAATCAACCACGCCAGACATTAACGCGGCGTACGCAGAATTTATATCTGCGTATCAAAATAATCCTGTTGCGTTTGTACGGAATGTCCTCAAAGCCAATCCTCTTCCCTGGCAGGTTGAATTATTAACGCATGTTGCCAAGGGAGAGCGTCGCATCAGCGTCCGCGCTGGTCACGGTGTCGGAAAGTCCACGTGTTGTTCTTGGCTTCTTTTGTGGTCGATTTGCACAAGGGCGCCGCAGAAGGCGATTTGTACTGCTCCTACTGCAAGCCAGTTATTTGACGCGTTATTTTCTGAATTGAAGCATTGGGCGAACCAGCTTCCTTCTTCTTTGCGCGATTCGTTGGAGATTTTTTCTGATCGGATTGTTCTTAAAGGAGCGCCTGAAAGTTCATTTATCTCGGCTAGAACATCCAGCGCCGAGCGGCCAGAGGCTTTGGCTGGCATACATTCTGAGAATGTTTTGTTGATTGTTGATGAGGCAAGCGCGATACCTGAAGCGGTGTTTGAAAGCGCCGCGGGCTCGATGTCTGGGCATTCTGCGACGACAATTTTAATTGGAAATCCCACAAGAAACACAGGGCTTTTTTTTCGTACGCATCATCAGTTGTCTTCTGATTGGAAGACGATGCATGTCAGTTGTCGTGATAATCCGTTAGTATCTGAAGATTTTATTAATCAGATTTCATCGACATATGGTGAAGGGTCGAATGCGTTTAGGGTGCGCGTTCTTGGCGAGTTTGCTTTACGCGATGATGATTCACTTATAGCGGCTGAGTTAGTTGATGCAGCGATGTCGCGTGATATTGCGTTAGATGAGACGCAAGATTTAGTTTACGGGGTGGACGTCGCAAGGTTTGGTTCTGATAGAACGGTTATTTGCAAGCGTCGTGGGAATGTTGTGACAGAGATCCGTCATTGGTCTGGTGAAGACTTGATGGGAACTGTTGGTCGTATTTTGCACGAAGCTAAGATTGATAAGCCGGCGATGATTGCTGTTGACTCGATTGGTTTGGGCGCTGGCGTTTCTGATCGATTGCGAGAGTTACAGCGGGATAATAAGGAGCTTCGATTAACGTCTATTGTTGATGTGAATGTTTCTGAATCTAATTCGATGAATCAACAGGCGGCGAAGCTTCGAGATGAGTTGTGGTTATCTGCTAAGGATTGGTTAGAGACGCGCGCTGTTAAGTTGCCGAGAGATGACGATCTTCGCGCTGAGTTAATTGGCCCGACTTATTCGTTTACAAGTAACGGAAAGATTAAGGTTGAGGGCAAGGCTGATATGAAGCGTCGCGGCATGCGTTCTCCTGACATTGCTGATAGTTTATGTTTAACTTTTGCTCATGGCGCTGCGATTGTTGGCGGTCGCGTTCCGCGTTGGATTCCTGGAGAATCTTTAAGGCGGAATGTGTCGATATGTTAAGGGATAGTTTTTAATGGCTCGTCGCGGTCGACGCAATAGTTATAGCGCGCCAAATCCAAACGCTCCTAGTCCAATGGATGAGGATTATCAGCAGGACATGCTGAATGGCGGCGTTGAGGATGATCCTGATTCTGATGAGGCTGGCGCGTCATCTTCTGATGCGCCTGTTCCGATGTCGGATGATGAGTATCATTCGCATATTAGTTCGGCTATTCGCGGCGCTGAGGATTATATTGATACGACGATTTCTCCTGCGCGGGTTGTTGCGGCGGAGTATTATCGTGCGTCTCCTTTTGGAGATGAGGAGAATGGTCGTTCTCAGATTGTTTTGTCTGAGGTGCGCGATACGATACAGTCAATTTTACCGAGTTTAATGCGTATATTCACATCTGGGCAGAAGATTGTTGAATATATGCCGCGCACTGCTGATGATATTAAGCCGGCAGAACAGGCGTCTGATGCTGTAAATTTTGTTTTCCAGGAAATGAACCCTGGTTTTTCGATACTTTATTCTGCGTTTAAAGACGCGCTTTTGAAGAAGACTGGTATTGTTACTTGGTGGGCTGAGTCTGAGGATCGTGTTGTTGAGCGTCAATTTTCTGGTTTGAGTGAAGAAGAAATTCTTCTTTTTCAGCAGCAAAACCCGACAGCTGAGATTGTTTCTTTAGATCAATCTGAGACAGCTATGGGGATGATGTATGATATGTCGGTCAAGTTAGTTGATCGTCAGGCGAAATATCGCGTACGTGCGTTGCCTCCTGAGTGTTTTATTATTGATCGGCGCGCGCGAGATTTAGATCGTTATTTTGATATTTGCGGCATTAGAGATCTTGTAACTGTTTCTGATCTTGTCGAGATGGGTTACGAGGCTGATGAGATTATGGAGTATGGTTCTCCAGGATCTGATGATTTATGGGCTGCTCAGATGGAAGAGCAGCAAAGAAATCCTGGATCGACGTTTTTAGACGATAATGCTGATCCATCTTTGCGTCGCGTTAAATATATTAAAGTTTGGATGCGGATTGATAAAGACGGCGATGGCGTCGCTGAGTTGAGGTGCATTCATACAATTGGCGATAATGCGTATGTTTTGAAGGATGAGGTCGTTGACCACGTTCCGATCGCGCTTTTCTGTCCTGATCCAGAGCCTCATACGATTTTTGGGCATTCTGTCGCTGATGTGACGATGGATTTGCAGAAAATTAAAAGCCACGTCATGCGCGCGACGTTAGATAGTTTAGCGCAGTCGATTTATCCCAGGACTGTCGTTGTTGAAGGTCAGGTAAATATTGATGATGTTTTAAATAAAGAGGTTGGCGCCGTTATTCGGGCGCGTCAGGCTGGCGCTGTTCAAGATTTACAGACGGCTTTTGTTGCTCAGCCGGCGATGGGGATTATTGATTATCTTGATCAGGTTAAGGCTCAAAGGACTGGCGTTACCCCGGCCAGTCAGGGTTTAGACGCTGATTTGCTGCAATCGACGACGAAAGCAGCTGTTACTGCGCAAATATCGGCGGCGCAAGAGCGCACTGAGATGATTGCTCGTGTTTTCTCTGAAACCGGCATGAAGCAGTTATTTTCTGGTCTTTTGCGTCTGATTACGCGCCATCAAGATAAGCCATTATTAGTCCGTTTGCGTGGCGAGTGGGTTCCGATCGACCCGACGACGTGGAATGCTGACATGGATTGTTCTGTCGCTGTCGCATTGGGTCGCGGCGACGATGCTCAGCAGATGAATTTTTTAAGTATGGTCGCTCAGAAGCAAGAGCAGATTATTCAAACGATGGGCATGGGCAATCCGATCGTTAAGTTAAGTCAATATCAGCAAACTTTAAGCCAGCTTGTGCGCCTTGCTGGATTTAAAAATCCAGATGCTTTCTTT